GCTTCTGCCCAAGCGAAACCCCTATCCCTGTCCTGCCGCGATCATCACGCTACGAGCTATAGCACTGAAACTCCGTACATGTTTCGTGGTCCAGTGGTGTTAACTGCAGAGATCATAACGCTACGAGCTATAGCACTGAAACGTGCTCGCTCACCTTGGCGAACAAGCTGTTCTCAAGCAGAGATCATAACGCTACGAGCTATAGCACTGAAACGTGACACCCCGATGCACGTGCGGGTACCCAACGCACTGCTCGAATGTTTGCTTTCTCCTTGTTTTGTGGTATATGCTTTGCCCTACGGTGATAAAGCTTTTGGAGTCTTGGGTTTTAGAGCCGTAGGGCGATCGGTTTGATGAGAGGGCTTTCTTAACCGGTCGCCTTTTTTTTATCTATAGCTATTGGATAAGTACATGTCTTCTGTTAATCGTTCTACACAGCATCTTTTCTCTCAGATTCCTTCAACTCAAATTCCTCGATCTGTTTTTGACAGATCTCATGGATATAAGACGACTTTTAATTCTGGTTATCTTGTACCCTTTTATGTTGATGAAGTACTTCCTGGCGATAGCTTTAAGCTGACAGCTACTTTGTTTGCTCGTTTGGCTACTCCTATTGTCCCGTTTATGGATAATCTTTAGTTGGAGACTTTCTTCTTCTTTGTTCCCAACCGCCTCGTTTGGGACAACTGGCAGAAGTTCAATGGTGAGCAGAAAAATCCTACTGATTCTACGGACTTTTTAATTCCGACAGTTTCTGGTACGAATGTTCAAAATCAAACTCTTTGGGACTACTTCGGTCTTCCGACGAATGTCGATAAAGTATTGAAAGTTAATGCGCTTCCTTTCCGCGCTTACAATCTCATTTTCAATGAGTGGTTTAGAGATGAGAATCTTCAAGAATCTTTGAAAGTTCCGACCGGCGATGGTCCTGACAATTTGTCTGATTACAACTTAGTTCGTCGCGGTAAGCGTCACGACTATTTCACATCATGTTTGCCTTGGCCGCAGAAAGGTCCTGGCGTGGAAATTTCGCTTGGTGGCACTGCGAAGGTTTCTGGCGATATCGGTTTGGCTGCTCAGTACGGTTCGTTTCATTCTGATAACGGCCTTGGTTCTGTTTCCAATTGGTCTAACTCTTATCCTGTTTCTTTTACTGATTCTGTCACCTTAGGTTCGAAGGATCAGGCTTGGGGACAAGTTCCTAAGACCATTCCTTTGAGTATTACTGCAACTCCTTCTTCTGATCCAGGGAGAATTTCTTTTTATGCTGGTCGTGGTTTAGTTTTAGCTAACAATTTGTCTGCTGATTTGTCTGGTGCTACTCCGATTTCCATCAACGACCTTCGTCAAGCTTTTCAGATTCAAAAGCTTTATGAGCGCGATGCACGCGGAGGTACGCGCTACACAGAGATCTTGCGTTCGCATTTTGGCGTAATCTCGCCTGATGCTCGTTTGCAACGTCCTGAATATCTCGGCGGATCTTCTGCTCGTATTTCGATCAATCCTGTGCAGCAGACATCTGCTACGAATGACATAACGCCGCAAGGTAATTTGGCCGCTTTTGGCGTTGTCTCAGATTCGTTCCATGGCTTCTCGAAGTCTTTTGTTGAGCATGGTTATGTTTTCGGTTTTGTGAATGTCCGTGCTGATTTGACCTATCAGCAAGGCCTTAATCGCATGTGGTCGCGTCAAGGTCGCTTTGATTTTTATTGGCCTGTGCTCGCGCATCTTGGCGAACAAGCTGTTCTTAATAAAGAGATTTATGCGCAAGGTACTGCTGATGACGACAAGGTCTTTGGCTATCAAGAGCGTTATGCTGAGTATCGTTATTACCCTGGTCAAATTACTGGTAAGTTCCGGTCGACCGATCCTCAGCCGCTCGATTCTTGGCATCTTGCTCAGAAGTTCAGCTCTTTGCCAACTCTTTCGTCGCAATTCATTCAAGATACTCCGCCCGTGGAGCGTGTAATTGCTGTTCATGATGAGCCGCAATTCTTGTTTGACTCGTATATTCGTTTGAAGTGTGCTCGTCCGATGCCTGTTTACTCGGTGCCTGGTCTTGTTGATCATTTCTAAGGAGTTGTTATGATTTTGGTTTTTTGGCTTGCTGTTGTTGGCACAGTTGTTGTTTTTGCTTTAGGACAGTAATCATGGGTTTTCCTTGGGCTGAAGCGATAGGTGGTGCCGCGAATTTAGGTAGTTCTGCTGTATCAGCTTATTTTGGCTGGAAGCATCAAAAAGAAGCGATGAAGAATCGCCATCAATGGGAAGTTGAAGATCTTCGTAAAGCAGGTCTTAACCCAATCCTTTCCGCCGGCGGTCAAGGCACTCCTGGTAATGCTCCGGTAATTGAGCCGGTTGATGTTGCCGGTGCTATGCATTCTGGTGCTGATACAGAGCTTAAGCAAGCTCAGGCTAAGCAAGTTGAAGTTCAAAATTCTGCTTTGGCTGCGGACACTGATCTTAAGAAAGCTCAGACTGAAGTCGCTAAAGAAGCTTCACTTCTTACGTATGCTCAGGCTGTTGGTCAAGGCTGGCAGAATCGTATTTATGATGAGACTTTGAAGCAAGCTCAGAATGCAACTGAGAACTCTGCTCTTGCTACTGAGCGTAATCGAATGGTTTTTGATTATATGAAGCAGAATCCTGCTGCTTGGAAAGCTGGTCAGTTTATGCAGTTGCTTAATCCTTTTGGCACTGCTGCGCCAGTCGTCAATTCTGCTGTTGGTGCTGCTCGTCTTGCAAAATGATAGATGTAATCATTAAGTTCGTTAATGTTTTGCTGAATTCTGGTTCGGCAATTTGGGAGGCCTTTAAGGCCGTTAAGAAACTTTTTAAAAAGTGAGGTTTATATGTCTCGTCGTCGTCACAAGCTTTCTCGTAAAGCATCTAAGCGTATTTTCCGTAAAGGCGCATCACGCACGAAGACTTTGAATACTCGTGCTACGCCGATGCGCGGCGGTTTTCGCATTTAAGGGTTAATCCTTATTGCTCGACATAGTAGTCATTGTTAACATATTCACCAAGTTGAGCAAATTCAACATTTTTGACATTTGGAGGTTGCGATGGCTACTAAGCGATTTATGATCTTTCTTCAAGATTTTGGCGAGTGTTGGATCGTGCCTGGAGATACTGTTTACTATGGTCGCTTGAAGCACGTTTTGTGGTCGCTTCGTCAGAAGCAGTCAGATGGTAGTGAGCGCACTTTAATTTCTTTTGCTTGTCGTCCGCGCTCTACTCGCGCGACGATTCTTCGTGAACTTTCTGCTGAATTGCGTGCTACATGCCGTGTTTCCATCCTATGACGGCTTATCGGTTCGCTGGTCAGAAAACAAAGGACGGACGTAGTAACGCAGTTACTTTCGATCCGTCCAAAGCGATTCCTTTTAGCGAATTCAAAATTCCTTGCGGCCAGTGTATCGGTTGCCGTCTTTCGAAATCTCGCGAGTGGGCTGCTCGATGTGTTGTCGAGGCTAAGTTACATAAGAACAACATGTTTTTGACGCTGACTTATGATGATGCTCATTTGCCTGCTGACGGCTCGCTTCACTATGAGCATTTTCAGTTGTTCATGAAGCGTATGCGTAAGTACTTCATGAGCCGGTTTGGTCAACAGCTTCGTTTTTTTATGTGTGGCGAATATGGCGATAAGCTTGGCCGTCCTCATTATCACGCAATAATTTTTGGCGTTACTTTTGTAGATAAACAGCTTTGGTCTATTCGTCGTGGCAACAATCTTTATCGTTCTCGTACGTTAGAGAAACTTTGGCCTTTTGGTTTTAGTTCAATTGGTGCAGTTAATTTTGAGACTGCTGCATACGTTGCTCGTTATGTTACGAAGAAAATTACAGGTCCTTTAAAGTTTGAGTATTACGACGGTAAGGTTGCTGAATTTTGTCATTGCTCTCTTAAACCTGGCATTGGTCATGACTTTTGTGAAAAGTACATGACTGATATTTATACTAATGATCGACTTATTCTTAGCGAGAAGATTATGATGAATCCTCCAGCTTATTTTGATAAGTTGTTGGAGCGTTCTGATATTGTTCGTTATGAAGAGATTAAGCGTCTTCGCGAAAAACGAGGACGTGATTTTGAAGATACTGGCGAGACTTCTCCTCATCGTCTTTCAGTTCGTGAGCGCGTCCAAGAACTGAAAGCTGCCAAACTTAGGCGCGTTATGGAAGAGAATCAATCATGATCCTTAAAGTTTTTTCCGTTTTCGATTCGAAACTTCAGGTTTTTAATACACCGTTCTTTAGTCGTTCCGTGGCCGATGCTACTCGGTCTTTTTCTGACCTCGTTCGCGATAGTCGCACGACTGTAGGTCAGCATCCCGAAGATTTCTTTCTTTATGACATCGGTCT